CAGAGCTGGGCTGGGATTACATCCATGAGGACCTGGGTGCACCAACCATACAGTTTCGCCACTACGTAGATTTGGTGACGTATGGAGATGACGACGCTAAGGGTAAGACTGTTCAGTTGGCTGCAGGATACACGGCGGAGGATCAACGTCGAATCTTGGCCACTGTGGGGATGACGTATACCCCAGGTGATAAGACGGCAGGTGGAGTGGCCAAGACGAAAATTGAGGAGATCACGTTTTTGAAGCGCACCTTCCGCGAAGAGGGAGGGATTTGGTTTGCTCCCCTGGCCAAGAAGACTTTGGCTAAGATGCTTACCGTGCGGATGTTGTCCACTTTGTCGGAGGTGGATCACCATGCCGTGATACTGTCAAATGTGTTGAGAGAAAGTTTTCTCCACGGACGGAGCTTCTTTGATGAGATGCAGAAGAAGATCGTTGCTGTAGCTGGTAAATACGGTTTCGACGTCAGTGCTAAATTTGATAAAGGGGACTTTGATAAATTTCTGGGAGAATACAAGAAGGGAGCTTTCGAGTCGTGGGAGCTCAATTTAAGTGCTATTCCGGAGGCTTTCGTGAGTCCCGCATGCGTTGTTGACGCAGCTCCTGGAGAGGAGTTTAAACTACTAGGCGAAGTACAGAAGAAAAATGAGCACGACAACAGATAATGCTGAACAGTCCAATGTGACTGGAAAGAGTGAAGTGGGACAGGTGGTGATTTTAGGTGAGACAGTAAAATCAGGAGTGAATAGTATGCAAAAGGATAGTTTGAATGGTGCGAACATGACAGACCTTGAGGCATTCTTTAGGCGTGAAGTGAAAGTGACATCTTTCACAATTGCGGGAACCGATTCGATGAATCCGTTTACTAGTAAATTGTCTTTGTTTTGCCCTTTCAAAGAGTTGAAATTAAATGCGGCGGTGTTTGCGCGCATGAAAGGGTATAGGTACTATAAAGCTGATTGTGTGATTCGTTTTACTGTGGACGCTCCGGCCAATGCGTACGGATGTTATGTTTTCTCCGCAATGCCAGTGGGTTACCATGACCAGATGATCCCAGCGAACATTTTGAATGAGAGCAACAACGGTTACCAGTGTACGCAGTGCGACATCCATGGCGTTATGAATATCGGGCTAGGTAATTCCGTGGAGTTGAAGTTGCCCTTCTTTCACAACAGGGAGTGGGCCAAGGTGAGCCCCATGGCTGTTTCAGGAGAGGAGTACCCCCATATGTGGTTAGTGGATTGTTACTGTTGGCATCCTCTTTCAAATGCGACGGCCACTGATGCGATCTCGCTGACTGTGACGGCTTGGGCACATTTTGAGAATGTGCAGTTTATGTCTCCGCGAGTAGAGGGCAAACGTTCGTTCCCATCGAAGGGGGATAAATGGCTTTCCACGAATTTGGGGATTGCAGCAGGTGCCATGGGGGGCATGAGTGAGGTCCCGGTCATAGGAGCTTACGCTACTCCTGCCGCCGCTGGTCTAAGCGTGGCTGCGACGCTGGCCGATATGATGGGCTTCACGCGTAAGCAGAAGACGGAGGATCCAATGCCTGTTATGCAACGTTTGTTTTCGGGATTGACGACGGTTGCGGGGAACGACACATCCGAGAATTTGGCCCTCTACCCCGGAACGACCAGCTCTATTGACCCGTCTTTGGTTGCGCCTGTCACGGAAGATCAGATGAGTTTGGACTACCTGTTGCAAAAATGGACTGTGGTTGCCCAGGTGATTTGGACAGCGGGGACAGCGGTTGGCACCCGTCTTCTAGGGTTGCCCGTTACGCCGGGGTTATGCTTGCAGAGCAGTAGTTACCTGTTGCCTACAGTGCCGGGTTTTATAGGCTGTCCTTTCACTTATTGGAGCGGTGGAATGGAGTACATGTTCTATATTCCGGTTTCCAGCTTCCATAAGGGACGCCTCCAGATTCTGTGGGCAGATGATTTGATCTCTAGCTTTTCCGTGGACCCAACTAATCAGTTGTACAACGTTTTGATGGACGTGACTGCAACTAATCGTTTGTGTGTTAAAGTTGGATGGCAGAGTGATAGACCAGCGTTACGAATGAGGATGGCGACCACCGCTCCTATTAAAGAGTTTAGGAACGGGAATTTACACATCTTTGTTTCATCGCCTCTGATAGCCCCAGACCCCAATACGACGACCACCATTACGGTGCTAGCGCGTGCGTGCCCGGATATGCGTTTTGCGATGCCCAAGGCCGTGGAGCCATCTTTGGCCGCAGGTGATGCGGATGACTTCTTGACGTCTTTCCACCTCGAGGGCGGAGTAGTTGGTGAGTCGTCGGAGGAGATTGATTGCATAGATTTGGTGCCCTCATCGTGCAAGGCTTTTGGTGTGATGGCAGGTACGGTGGAGACCTTTGAGTCCGTGCGTCCGTTGCTACAGAAATTTACGCAGTACTATCGTACTAAGTTGTCAACAGCACCTCACCTGTATCAGTTTCCATTGCGCGCCGCTCCTCCGATTAACCACGCTGCTTTAGAAGTGGATCCTAATGCTACTTTTATGATTCCAGCGGCTCCTATTTGGACCAACAATAGTGGGATTGCACTTGGCTCCGGCGATCGCTGGGTTCCCCACTTCACTTGGTACGGTTGGTATACGTCTATGTACGCGGGAGTGACAGGAGGGGGGCGAATGAAAATCCACGCTGCCACGTTGAATCAGTCTGACGTGGCTGCCGCTGAGCGTCCCATTACAGTCATAGCGACCCTGATCAATGATAATCAGATCTTGAACGAGATTGCGGATTCTGCTCGCACGGTAGGAGACGCAGGGAGTGCCGGATCAGCCAATAGTGCGTGGCAGGTGATTAAGGATACGAACGGTGCTGAGTTCAATTTCCCCAGCTATTGTCTAGACCGTTTGTTTGAGCCGCGCGGTTTGATGCCAAATATGAGCAATGCGACCGGTCTTTTTATCCGAGACGTGGAGAAGATTCAGATCGGGTTTCCCTATGCGCACACCCTACCCTCAGGGAACGATTACGTGCTCAATTTCTTTTATGCCGGATCAAGCGATGCTTGTGGCGTGATGTTTAAGAAGGTTCCCCGAGTGATTTATCG